GCCTTCGGTCGCCTCGGTCCCGACGAGCAGGAGCTGCTGGTCTACGTGAGCGAGCACGGGGTCGCGGGCGCCGCTCGTGAATGGAGCCGCCGCGCCAAGAAGAAGGTGTCGCGACGCCACATCGACGCGCGAGTCGCCCGGATGCGATCTCGCTTCGAGTACTCAGGACTTGGCTGCGAATGATCGCGCACCCGCGCTCTCGACGGCATAGAGCCCCCAGAGGCGGGACCTCTCGCTCGCCCTTGCCTCTCTCCCCTCCGGAGCACCCGGCCATCGGAGCGTCGCGCGACCGCGATCAGCGTCGCACGCCTCCGTGGCCGGACTTCGGACGCGGGATTCGCGCCGACCAACCGCCCTTTCGGAGCACACACCCATGACCACGGCCGTCTTCCGATTCACGTTCGCATCCGACATGGACCTCCACGATGCCGAGTCCACGTTGCAGCTCTCGATCCTCGCCGCCGAAGGGCTCTTCGGCGAGGCTCGCGTCCGCATGGACGCGTCCTATCTCGCCGACGCGCCGCGCTCGGTGATCCTCGTCGACGGCAGCACGCCCGTCGGTGACGCGATCGTCCGCATCTACACGGGCTTCCTCACCCGTGAGATCGGTGCCGACGGGTTCTCCGTTCGGCGGATGTCCGCGCCACGAACTCCCCCCGCCGCAGCGGCCCGCGGCGTCGCCGGAGTGGCCGCGTGAAGTCGCTCTTGACGTACAGCGCGCTCAACACCTTCCGCAACTGCCCGCGGAAGTACCAGCTCAGGTACGTCGAACATCTCCGACGGCCCGAGCGCCCCGATGCGCTCGCGTTCGGCTCCGTGATCCATGCGGCGCTCGAAGCGTGGTACCGAGCCACGGACGATCCGCATCGGCTCCTCGAGGCTCAGGCGCTGATCGACGGATCGTTCCCGCTGCGCGACGCCGATCCCGAAGTTCGCCATCACTGGCAGCTGGCGCGAGCGATGGTCGAGGGCTACGCCGCTCGGTACCCAATCGAGCCGTTCGAGATCGTCGACATCGAGAAGGAGTTCACCGCCGAGATCCGCAACCCCGACACCGGGCGCGAGAGCCAGACGTTCGTGATCGGAGGCAAGGCCGACGGCATCGTGCGGATGGACGGAGATCTCTATCTCCTCGAGCACAAGACCGCGTCGAGCATCACGTCGGACTACCTCGACCGTCTCTGGACCGACACGCAGATCGCGCTGTACTCGCACTACCTGCGAGAGCTCGGTTATCCGATCGTCGGCGTTCTCTACAACGTCCTGCTGAAGACCCGGCTTCGGCAACGCGCTGGCGAGACGCAGGACGAGTACGAGATCCGTCGCGCCGAACTCGCCGCGAAGAACAAGTCCGGCCGCTCCACCGCGCAGCGCCAGGAACCCGAGACCGACACGGAGTTCCGCGCTCGGCTCGCCGACTGGCACTCCGCGCCCGGCTCGTTCCACCGCGAGCGCATCTTCCTGTCCGAGGACCGCATGGCCTTGCTGACCGAGGAGGTCTGGCAGGTCACGCAGCAGTACCTCGATGCGAAGCGCCGCGGGAAGTGGATGCTCAACACTTCGCACTGCTTCAGCTTCCAGCGCCCGTGCGAGTACCTGCCGCTCTGCCAGTCGGGCTTCAGCACGAACGTGCGCGACAACCTCTACGAGGTCGTGCCGCCGCACGAGGAGCTCACGCAGTTGACGGTCTCCGCAGCCAACGACGACTCGTTCTGACCCTTCCCCCGGAACCCGAACCGGAGCGTGATCCCCCATGCCCATCGCCTTGCCCACGACCAAGTCGACGCCGACATCGACACTCGCCACGAAGACCACTTTGATCTACGGACAGCCGAAGATCGGGAAGTCGACCTTCGCCAGCCAGTTCCCCGACGCGCTCTTCCTCGAGTGCGAGCCCGGCCTCAGCGAACTGTCGGTCTTCAAGATCCCGACCTATTCGTGGGAGGACTTCCTCGCCGCGTGCAAGCTCGTCGCCGCGGGCGACCACCAGTTCAAGACCATCGTCGTCGACACCGCCGACAACGCGTTCAAGCTCTGCTCGGACCACGTCTGCGCGAAGCACAACGTCGAGTACGAGGGCGATCTCCCGCACGGCAAGGGCTGGTCGTTCGTGAAGAACGAGTGGCATCGCGTCCTCACCCGCCTCGCGAGCCTGCCGTACGGACTGGTCTTGATAAGCCACGCGATCGATCGCCAGATCGAGACCCGGACCGGCGACTTCACGAAGACGCTGCCGAGCCTTCCGGATCGCGCTCGGCATGTCGTCCTCGGCCTCGTCGACATGATCCTCTTCTGCGACACGGTCGCGCGGAAGGACGAGCGCGGCCAGTCGACCGTGCATCGCGTCATCCGAACGAAGCCGCACCCGACATACGAAGCGGGCGACCGCACCGGCCGCCTGCCCGACACCTTGCCGCTCGACTACGCCGCCTTCGCCCAGTGCTTCGAGGCGCCGGCAATCGCCACACCCACCACGAATCCCCCCACGACCAGGAAGGACACGCAGCGATGACCACGACCTTCGCCAACGGTTCCGCACATCCCGACGGCTTCGAACCCGAAGAGCGAGGCGGTGCATTCGGAGCCCCGAGCCGAGGCGCACCGGCCGCCGACCTCAGCGCCTTCGACGCCGACTACGACGGCGTCGAGGCGCCGAGCCATGACGACGTGCCCGACGGGAAGTATCAGGTCCGCGTGCATCGCGTCGAGCTCGGCCAGAGCCAGGCGGGCGATCCGATGCTCAAGTGGGATCTCGTCGTCATCTCCGGCTCGCACGCGGGTCGCCACGTCTTCAAGAACTCGGTGATCACGCAGAAGTCGCTGCCGTTCGTGAAGGGCGACCTCGAGACGCTCGGAGTCCGCCTCGCGAAGTTCAGCGACCTGCCGCGTCACCTCGACGCGCTGCTCGACCAGACGATCGAGATCACCCAACGGACCAAGGGCGAGTACCGGAACGTCTACCTCAACCGCCGCATCGCCGTCCCTTCCGGGGCGCGTGACGTCGGCGCTCGTGGCGACGACTCCATTCCGTTCTGAGCGCCCTCCCGCGCCTCTCGCACACCGACCGTCGTGGGGCCACCTCTCAAGTCCCCGGCTTCCTTCACCGGGGTCGGGGACCGGAGGTCGGCTTGGCCCTCCTGTTCACGGAAGGACACCGCAGATGGATTTCCGGATCGTCATCGACACCCGCGAGCAGCATCCCTACGGGTTCTCGTGCGCGACCGAGCGCCGCAAGCTCGACGCGGGCGACTACTCGGTCGCGGGCTGCGAGTCGCAGATCGCCGTCGAGCGGAAGAGCCTTGCCGACTTCGTCCACACCGTCATCCATGACGCCGATCGCTTCCGATCCGAACTGGGGCGGCTGGAGACCTACACGCTCGCTTGCATCGTCGTGGAGGCCGACCTCGATGCGGTGCTCCGCGGGCATCGGCAGTCCGATCTCCGCATGGTGACACCGGGGGCGGTCCTCGGTGCCGCCCTCAATATCTCGATCCGACATCACATCCCCGTCCAGTGGTGCGGAAGCCGTCAGGCCGCCTGCGCATTCACCGAGCAGTTCCTCCGCATGGCGGTCCGCGAGGGTGTCCTCTCCCTTCCAAGTGCCGGATCGGGGGTGTCCAATGCCTGACGTCGTCACCGGCACGGTCGAGCGGACCTACTACAGCGACGCGGCGTTCTCGGCTGGCATGCTCCGCACCGACGACGGCGCGAAGGTGCGGTTCCGCGGCAAGTTCTATGCCGCCGCTGGGGATCGGCTCTCCGCGATCGGCACGTGGACGATCGACCCGAAGTACGGCCACCAGTTCGAGGTGAAGGAGCTCGACTACGAGCTGCCGCAGACGCCCGAAGGGATCGTCAACTATCTCGCCAAGCATCCCGCGTTCGAGGGGATCGGCGAGAAGACCGCGAAGCGAATCGTCGACGCGCTGCGGGAGGGCGAGTCGCTGGATGAACTGCTGCGCGGTCGGCCCGCTGATCTCCTCCGCGCCGGAGTGCCGAAGCGCGTGGTCGAGACCCTCGCCACTGCATGGAACGAGCACGCCAGCGAGAACGCGGTCCGGTCCTACCTCGCGGGCTTCGGACTGACGCACCACCAGATGGAGACGCTGCTCGGGAAGTTCGGCACGAGCATCGTCTCGATGCTGAAGCACGATCCGTACCTCCTCATCAAGCACCTCTTCGGCTACGGCTTCACGCGCGTCGACCAGATCGCCCTCAAGATGGGGATCGCGAAGACCCATCCCGGACGCATCGAGGCGGCGCTCTCCCACAGCCTCTCCGAGCAGGTGAACGACGGGCACACCTGGACGGCGGGCGCCGACCTCGTCGACAAGGCCAACGAACTGCTGATCATCGACTCGCTCGACAGCCGCGATCTCATCCAGGCGGCCGGGAACCGACTCATCGAGCGCGGCGATCTCGTCGCGGACGGCAACGCCGTGACGTCGCCGGGCATCCAGAAGGACGAGCTCCTCATCCGCGACGCGCTCGCTCGACACGCGTGGCTTCAGCCGGAGCGGATGTTCGACTCGGTGGTCGAGACCGATCTCGGCGACGACCAGCGCGAGGCCTGCCGCACCTCGCGCGGCAGCCGGATCAGCGTGATCTCGGGCGGCGCTGGCACCGGCAAGACGTTCGTTGTCGCCCGCATCGCCGCCGCATGCCGCCGCTCGGGACATGTGCTTTCGCTCTGCGCGCCGACCGGCAAGGCCGCCAAGCGCATCGAACAGCTTCTGGCGAGACACGGAGTCGACGCGTCGGCATCCACGATCCACCGGCTCCTTGGCTACAACGGCATCGAGTTCCGCGAGGGCATCCTCGCCGCCGATGTCGTCGTCGTCGACGAGTTCTCGATGGTCGACGTCCGGCTCATGGCCGAGCTCCTTCGGCACATCGACCTCGGCCGCACGCAGCTGATCCTCGTCGGCGACCACCATCAGCTCCCGCCGGTCGGACCCGGCAACGTGCTCCGAGACATCATTGAGCACGGCCTCGCGCCCTCCACGGTGATGACGAAGGTCCACCGCCATGCGGGGGCGCTCAAGACCAACAGCGTCGGCGTCCTCGACGGCGAGATCGGCCGAAGCGCCGAGGACGACCGGTCCCGCTGGATCGTCGTCGACAGCTTCCGCGAGGCAGCGGCGATCAAGAGTCACCTGCGGGACCTCATCCTCGACGAGATTCCACGGCGCTTCGGGTTCGACGCGATCGCCGACGTCCAGATCATCACGCCCGAGCATCGCGGCGACCTCGGCACCAAGTCCATCAACCAGATGATGCAGTACCTGCTGTTCGGCTCGGTCGACGGCAGGTTCGCCGTCGGCGACAAGGTGATCCAGACCAAGAACGACTACGACATCAACGTGATGAACGGGACGATCGGATTCGTCCGAGAGGTCAAGAAGGACGGCGTGACGATCGAGTTCGAGGCCAGCGGCACCCACACGATCGACTGGGGCAAGGCGAAGCTGATCGAGCTCGCCTACGCGCTCACGGCCCACAAGGCGCAGGGCAGCGAGTTTCCCTGCGCGGTCGTCCTCTGCCACAAGTCGCACTTCTTCGCCGACCGCAACTGGCTCTACACGGCGGTCACCCGGGCGTCGAACACCTGCGTCCTTGTCGGTGACGACTACGGCCTGCGACGTGCGGCCCGGCATGTCCGGAACATGAACCGCCGCACGCTCCTGAGCCTGTGGGCGGGCCGCGATCGCACGGAGGCCGCGGCATGAACGCGACCTGCGAGACCCCTGCAACGACGATCGATCGGCTCGCGCTCCTCGAATGGCTGCGCCCGAACTGCGAGCCGGATCGGGTCGCGCTGCTCTACCCGAAGCGCGGCGGCGAGCTTTCTCCCGGCTGGGTGATGTCGCAGCAGGACGCCGATCGCGCGATCGCGGCGTATCGCGACGGAACGCTCGACGCGGAGTCGTTCCAGTCGACGACCAAGAATGGCAAGGCGTACCGGATCAAGGACGCGGTGCGCCTCGGGCTGGTCCCCCATCGCAATGGCCGCGTGCTGACCTTCTGCGTCGATCTCGACGACCACGCGGGCGACGGCGGCACGGTGCATCTCGCCTCGGCCATCGGTCGCTTCTTCGGTGCAGCACCCATCGTCTTCACGTCGAAGGGCGGCAAGGGCCTCCACTGCTTTTTCCGAATCGCGCAGCCGATCGAGGCAGAGGCCTTCGTCGCGTGGTCCCGCGCCTGGGGGTTCAACCGCCAAGGCGAGCCGGAGGTGTTTCCGAAGACCCCGAAGAACTCGCAGGCGTGGCTTCCGAACGAGCCCAATGAGCACCGCGGCGACGCCTACGTCTCGGGCACGTTCGAGACCTGCGTCGTCGCGGCGCTCCCGAAGCCACCGACCACGAAGTTCACGACCACGACCCTTCACTTCCTGCGCGGATTCGCCCGGCAGCCCGGTCGCAACGAGGCGCTGAACAAGGCGGCATTCGAGCTTGGGTCGAAGCGTGTCTCGCGTCCCGAGGCATCGGAACTCTGCATGTTCGGGGCTCGGCTGTGCGGGCTGCTGGCGGAGGAGCCTGAGCAGACTCGTGCCACGTTTGACAGCGGCTACGAGGCTGGCGCGAAGTCTGCACCGGCTGCGGACGCTTCGGACGGCCATGACGGCCATGACGGGATCAACGCGGTGCCCAAGTTCCGTCGGCTCGACGGCATCGGCAACGGCGAGCGCTTCGTCGACCAGCACGGGCAGGATGTCCGGTTCTCCTACGAGCTCGACTCCTGGCTCGTGTGGTCCGGCAAGCGATGGTCGGTCGATGCGCAGGCGGAGGTCGAGGCGAAGGCGAAGAAGACGGCACGGCTGATCCTCAAGGAGATGGAGCGAGCCCTCGAGGAAGCCCGCGAGGCGGGCAAGACGGACGACGAGCTCGAGGCGATCGAATCGGCCTACCGCAAGCAGTACGTGTCGGCCGCCCGGGTCCACGGCGTCCGCGACATGCTCACGATGGCGCAGTCGGAGCCGGGCGTGAAGGTGTCGGTCGCACAGATCGACGCTGGCCACATGCTCCTCAACGTCCGCAACGGGACGATTGATCTGACGACGGGCAGGCTCCGGCCGCACCAGCGATCCGACGGCATCACGAAGATCGCGCCGGCATCGTTTGATCCCGACGCCGACTCCACGCTCTGGCAGTCGTTCCTCGACCGCATCTTCGCCGGCGACGAGGAGCTCATCGCCTACATCCAGCGTGCCGTCGGCTACTCGCTCACGGGCCAGGTCGGCGAGCAGTGCCTCTTCTTCCTCCACGGCACGGGGCAGAACGGCAAGTCGGTCTTCATTCAGACGCTGCTCTCTGTCCTCGGCGAGTACGCCCAGAAGGCGCCGACCGAGATGATCATGAAGCAGGACCGGGCGTCCGGCGGCGGCGCGACGCCCGACATGGCGAGGTTGCGCGGGGTTCGACTGGCCGTTACCGCGGAGCTCGACGAGGACCAGCGGATGGGCGAGGCCAAGGTCAAGGACCTGACCGGCGCTGACCGCATCGTCGCGCGGAAGCTCTACTGCGAGCCTGTCGAGTTCGATCCCACGCACAAGCTCTGGATCTATGGCAACCACAAGCCGTCGATCCGGGGCACCGACGACGGCATCTGGCGGCGCATGCGGCTCGTGCCCTTCGCCGTGACGATCCCCAACGCGGAGAAGGACCCGCACCTCGTCGACAAGCTCCAGCTTGAGCGCGACGGCATCCTCGCGTGGGCCGTTCGAGGCTGCCTCGAGTGGCAACGCGACGGGCTCGGTCTTCCCCACGCGGTGGCCAGTGCCACGGAGGCCTACCGCGGCGAGAGCGATCGACTGGCGACATTTCTCGACGAGTGCTGCGTCGTCGGCCAGTGGGCCAGCGTCGGCAAGAGCGACCTCTACTCGGCCTACGAGGCGTGGTGCCGGGAGTCGGGCGAGCACGCCATCAGCAAGAAGCGGCTGGGCATCCGGCTCACCGAGCGCGGGTTTGCGGAGCGCCGAGACATGCGCCAGCGCTCGTGGGTCGGCCTCGGGCTGATCGAAGGAGGGCTGCTGCATGCCTCCGCATGACACATGTTGGCGATCCATGACACGTCATGACGCATCGGAATCCCGATGCGTCATGCGTCAAGCGCCGGTGAACGCTTGGGTTGCGCATCGCATGACACATATGACACGTATCTGCCTATGTACGCGTAGCGCGCGCCTGTGTGTGACGCACACGCATGTGCGGAAAACTCCTGTTTCTCGCGGTCACATGCGTCATGTGTCATTTGGGGTCACCGACCCTCCCGGAAGGCGGGGTGCGTCGTGATCCCACCGCTGCCACGAGGTCGGGAGACTGCGCAACCGGATCTGCCGCCCAGCACTCGAACTCCGAAGCCGGTCGCGGCGACCCGACTGGCCGCGCTCCTGCGGGCAAACGCGTCGGCGGAGGAGATTCGTGATCGACTCCTTCCCAGCTTCTCCTACGACGCGGTGCGCAGCGCCGTACTGCGGTGTGCAGCCTCCGACGAGTTCGTGAGATCCCTGGCTGATGCGCTCCCCGATGCACTCGATACGACAGCGCACTCCGTCCTCGAGTCATGGCGCAATCAGGACCACCGCGTGCCCGACCGCGAGCGATTCCGATCGCTCAGACGCCTCGTCGCCGACCTCGACCGATTGGCCGAGACCGTCGCCGCACTTCGTGAAGCGAGGCCGACGTCATGAGCCGCGGGAACCGTCACCAGAGGCAGGGCCGTAGGGCCGCGGGGTCGGGCCCGTGTCGCCACGAGTCCCTCGACGCCCGCACGGTCCACGGCGACGGAGCGACGCCACACGCGGCAACGTGGGCGGCCACGGCGCGAGTGGGCGCGATGTGGGCAACTGGGTCGAGTGCGGCCGAGGTCCGTAGGTACTTCCCCCGCCTGAGCGGCCCGAACCCCCGCACGGAAGACCCGCAATACCCGACTGAGTTTGTTGCGCCGGTCCGAATGCCCGCGACGCCCGCCGTGGCCCGCCACGTTGGCGACAGTTCCGCCCGCCCCGCGACTCCCGCCAACCGCCCCGACCTCCGACCCGACGCGCCTCGTGGCGACGTCGTGGCCCACTTCTGAACCCGAGACCTCCCGCGCCCCGGACGGCGCGGTCACCCCGCAAGGACGCTCCCCATGAAGATCGAACTCCGACCGCTCGCCAGCCTCAAGCCCTACGAGGCCAACCCCCGCATCAACGATGACGCCGTCGACGCCGTGGCCGCGTCGATCAAGCAGTTCGGATTCCGTCAGCCGATCGTCGTCGACGAGGCGGGTGTCATCGTCTGTGGTCACACCCGCTGGAAGGCCGCGCAGAAGCTCGCGCTCGAGAAGGTGCCGGTGCATGTCGCCAAGGACCTCACGCCTGAGCAGATCCGCGCGTACCGGATCGCCGACAACAAGACTGCCGAGCTCGCCGAATGGGACATGGACCTCCTCGCGATCGAACTCGGCGCGCTCCGCGAACTCGACATCGACCTGGCCTCGCTCGGCTTCGACGAGGACGACCTCGCGAAGATCTTCGCTGGCGACATCAAGGACGGCCTCACCGATCCCGACTCGATCCCCGCGCCGCCCGACGAGGCGACCACGCGCCCGGGCGACCTCTGGGTGCTCGGCGAGCATCGGCTTCTCTGTGGTGACAGCGCGTTGCCCGCCGACGTCGATCGGCTTCTCGGCGGCGCTGCGATTCATCTCGTCAACACCGACCCGCCGTACAACGTGAAGGTCGAGCCGCGCTCGAACAACGCGATCGCTGCGGGGCTCTCGTCGTTCAGCGCGGCGAAGCCGACGCATCACCAGTCGATGGACGTAGCGCGGCATCCCGAGAAGTCGAAGGCGACGCACCGGCAGCTCCGCGCGAAGGACCGGCCGCTGGCGAACGACTTCGTGACCGACGCCGCGTTCGACATCCTGCTCGACGCATGGTTCGGCAACATAGCCCGCGTGCTGCTGCCCGGCCGCGGGTTCTACATCTGGGGCGGCTACGCGAATCTCGGGAACTACCCGCCGTACCTCAAGAAGCACGAGCTGTACTTCTCGCAGGGCATCGTGTGGGACAAGCAGCATCCGGTGCTCACGCGCAAGGACTTCATGGGCGCGTTCGAGATCTGCTTCTACGGCTGGCGCGAGGGAGCCGCGCACGTCTACCTCGGGCCCAACAACGCGACCGACCTCTGGCACGTCAAGAAGGTGAACCCGCAGTCGATGGTCCATCTGACCGAGAAGCCCGTCGAGCTTGCGACGCGGGCGATGACGTACTCGTCGCGCCCCGGCGAGAACGTGCTGGATCTCTTCGGCGGATCGGGCTCGACCCTCATTGCGGCGGAGCAGACGGGTCGTCGCGCGTTCCTCATGGAACTCGACGCGCTCTACTGCGATGTGATCGTTCAGCGCTACGAGGAGTTCACGGGCAAGAAAGCAGAGCGCGTCGCTGCGACAAACTCTCAGGCCGAAGAGAAAGCCCCGGCAGGAGCCGAGGCGTGATCGCGGAAGCGATCAGATCACTCCGGTCGGGGTTCCTCGCGGAGCGCGTGGAACTCGGTCATCGCGTCGAGGTGCAACCCCTCGGGCGCGGCGTGCGTCCGCCCGTGCTCGGGCGAGAGGCAGCCCCGCTCCTTCATGAAAGCGATCGCCACCGCGACCCGCGTGAACGGGAGCCCGGTCGCGTCGTGCAGCCGCTCGAGCGTGATGCCCGTCCGCATCTCCTCGGCCGCGTGGGCGACCTCCTCGTAGGCGGAGAGCGGGCAACGGTGTTCGTACGGCGTGCCGCGTCTCGGGACCACGCGACGCACGAGGTGGTCGCGGTCGACCTCGAACGTCTCGACGGCGGGCGATGCTTGGCGCTGGATGTTCATCGGTCAGCCCTCGCCTTCGCGCTCGTGGGCCTTGATCTGGCCGACCGCGAACTCCGCGATGGCCTGCTCCGCCGAGAAGCCGTCCGCCGCCCGAAGGCGGTTGGCGGTGCCGTCGTCGCGCACGAGGCCGCAGCGCTTCAGGAACTCGATCGCGACGTGCGCCGTGATCCACGGCCGATGCGATCCGGTCGCGATCTCGTCGACCACGAACCACTTGCCCTTCGCGTCCTCGATCGCGTAGCCCACCTGCTCGATGTCGTCGACGTCGCAGGCGTGGTCCTCCGTGGCCCCGCTTGCGAGCGTGCTGAAGCGCATGAGCGTGTCGCCCCGGAACTCGTAGCGCGGGTTCGTCGCGCTCGGCGGGGCCTCCTCGGCGGCGAGGACCGCGCGTTCGAGGTCGTCCCATTCCTCGCAGGTGTCCATGTCCTGCCGCCGTCCGTAGGTGAGCGCCGAGGCGGCGTTGAGGAGGTCAGCGAGTCGCGTGTCGATGGTCGTCACGGGTCACGCTCCCTTTCCGTTGAGGGCGAAGAGGCCGCGATCGGACTTCTTGAAGCGGGCATCCTTCCCCTTGGCGGCGATCTCCCGGATCATCGCGGCGTAGAGCGTGGCGTGCGGCGTCTTGCCGCTGGTCTTCCAGCCCGCCGCGAGGACGCGCTCGACGATCGCCTTCGAGTTGAGCGGCTCCTTCGCGGAGGCGAGCGCCTTCGCGGCGAGATCGAGTCCGCTGACGCGCTTGGTCTTCGGCTCGCGCTTCGTCTTCGCCTTGGCCTCCTTGGGCTTGGCGACCTTCGATCGCGAGGGCTTCGGCGTCGCAATCGCCCGCTCGCTGGCCGTCGATCCGTCGGCGCTGGCCGCCCGCTCGTCGCGCTTCGCGTCGTTCTGCTGGTCGGCAGCGGCGATCGCCTTGAGGTTCGCGTCGACGGTCGCCTTGGCCCCGGCGAGCGCTCGCTTGGTGCGGACCGCGCCGTCGGCACGGGCGGCGCTGGCGGACATGCGGGGGGTGGCCTTCTTGCTGGCGTTGGTCTTCTTCGACATGGTGGTTCTCCGTGTTGGAGCGTTGGAAACAGCGAAGCCCGCGACGTGCGGGCTTCAGGTGACTGGCGTGATCTGGATCTCCCGGCCGCAGGCCGGGCATTGGCATCGGGCGGGCGTCCGTCGCCGTCGTTCGGAGATGCGGCCTGCCTCGCGTCCGGCCTCGTAGGCGGCGGCGAGGGCCTGCTCCATCGTCCACACCGCGACCTCGCGGAAGTCGGCACCGGAGAAGGTGCGGTCGAGCGTCGGGAACGGCGTCTCGTCCTTGGCGATCGCGAGGATCGCGGCGTCGCGTGCTGCGTCAGGCTTCGGCTCGGGCTGCATGGTCAGCGTGCCTCCGTCTTCGCGGCGGCGAGCGCGTCGATCGCGTTGGTCAGGATCGCGATCGCGGGCTTCGCGTCGCGCATCGCGGCGAAGCGGGCGAGCGCCATCTCCAGCTCGAAGGCGCGGCCTTGGAGGATGCCGCAGGTGTTGGGCATCTCGTTCGCGTCGAGCCGTCGCTCCGCCTCGTCGAGCGCCCGGCGGATCGAGTCCATCTTGGCGCGGATGTCGGCCTTCGCGTCGTCGGCGATGCTCGCGAGAGATCGCTTCGCGTACTCGACCTGCCATTCGGTGTCTGTCGGTGTCTTGGTCATGGTGTTCTCCGTTCGTGGTGTCTCGCGTCCGTTCCCCGTCGTTGGGGAATCCCGTTGACCGACCTCATCGAGGTAGATGAGCAGGTCGTCCGCGGTCCAATTCGACTGGCGGCCGATGCCCGTCTCCCGCTTTGTTGGCCCCTCGCGACAGTCGAGGTCGATCTCCCAGAGGCGGAAGCCGCCGGTGCAAATCGGCTCGATCTCCCACGTTCGCCCGTCGGGCGTTCGGAGCCGGAGGCTCGTGATCGCGAGGTCGCGGCCAGCCCAGGCGGTGGCGATGTCGATCATCTGCTTGGTGTGGTTGCGTGTCATCAGGTGTTCTCCGTTCGTGGTGTCCCGCGTTCGTTCCCCGTCGTCGGGGATCCCCGTTCGCGTTGGTCGCATCAGGGCATGAGCCGCGCGAGACATCAAGGCGGTGTCCCGCGATTCCCGAGAGAGTGGGCGATGAGTGGGCAACTGTCCGCCCAAGTCGCCGACCTTGCGGACCTCGCGGGGATGTGCGTCCGGAAGGTGGCCATCACAGCGGGAGGTCCGCATGGCTGAGGCCCCGGATCGCGGCGGGAAGAAGAGCCCGGCGGCGCTTGAAGTCGACGACGTCGTTCGGCTGCTGCGGGCGTCTGGCGCTCGACACGCGAGCGCGGATCGCGTGCGCGCGGACATCGACGCGGGCGCGCCCACCAACGTCGACGGAACAGTCAACCTCGTCCACTACGGCGCGTGGCTCGCGCGACAGGTGGCGGCGGCGGAGGCCAACCGTGGCAACTGACGTGCGACGCCTTCGCGCGGGCGAGCTCTGTCGCCTGCTCAACTCGACGCCGATGGGCGAGTGCCTCGGCGAGCGGCAGTTGCACCGCCATCGAACCCGCGCAGGACTCCGCATCGGTGCCGACGGCGATTCGAACCGCGTGAACCTGCTCCGCTACGTCGCGTGGCTCTTCGACCAGCGGCATGCGCCCGAGCAGGCGTCTGACGCGAGCGGCGTCCCGGGCTACGACGCCCACCGCGAGCGAAGCCGCCTCCGCAACGCGCTGCTCTCGGTCTCCGGCCGCGACATCGGCGAGATGCCGGGCGTCCAGGACCCGGTGCGGCGTGCGAGGTGCGAGCGGAACTTCCGGGCCTTCTGCGAGACGTACCTTCCGTTGACGTTTCACCTCAAGTGGTCCGACGACCACCTCAAGGTCATCGCCAAGATCGAGACCGCCGTGCTCGAGGGCGGACTCTTCGCGATGGCGATGCCGCGCGGGAGCGGCAAGACCTCCCTCTGCGAGACGGCCTGTCTTTGGGCGATGCTCTTCGGTCACCGTGAGTTCGTCGCCCTGATCGGCAGCGACGAGGACCACGCGGCGAGCATGCTCGACTCGATCAAGGCCGAGCTTGAGAACAGCGAGCCGCTCCTCGCAGACTTCCCCGAGGTCTGCTTCCCGATCCGCCGCCTCGAGGGAATCCATCAGCGGGCGGCGGGCCAGCTCCACAACGGGAGGCAGACGCACATCGGTTGGACGGCACGGGAGATCGTGCTTCCCTCGATCAACGGATCACGCGGGTCGGGCGCGATCATCCGCGTCGCGGGGATCACCGGGCGGGTGCGCGGGATGAAGTACAAGCGCCCGGACGGCGCTGCGGTGCGCCCCTCGCTCGTCCTGATCGACGATCCGCAGACCGACGAGTCGGCGCGGAGCCCATCGCAGTGCGAGACTCGCGAACGCATCCTCTCGGGCGCGATCCTCGGGCTTGCAGGGCCGGGCAAGAAGATCGCGGGACTGATGACGCTGACCGTCGTGCGGCCCGAAGACCTGGCCGATCGCCTGCTCGACCGCGACAAGCATCCGCAGTGGCAGGGCGAGCGGACGAAGATGATCTACTCGTTCCCGACCAACGAGGCGCTGTGGGCGCGCTACGCGGAGCTTCGCGCGACGGGTCTTCGCGCGGACGCGGGACTTGCCTCAGCGACGGCGTTCTACCGGGACAACCAGTCCGCGATGGACGAAGGCGCGAACGTCGCATGGACGGAACGCTTCAACCATGACGAGGCCTCCGCCGTCCAGCACGCGATGAACCTCCGGCTCCAGGGCGAGCAGGCGTTCTGGGCCGAGTACCAGAACGCGCCGCTGCCGGAAGCGAACCTCGTCGACGACGAGCTGCTCACCGCTGACCAGATTGCGGCGAAGGTGAACGGCCAGGCGCGGCGCGAGGTGCCGATTGGCTGCACGCGTCTCACGATGTTCATCGACGTGCAGGGGAAGGCGCTCTTCTGGCTCGTCGCCGCGTGGGAGGACGACTTCACCGGCTACCTGATCGACTACGGCACCGAACCTGATCAGAAGGCGCCCGGTGGATACTTCACGCTGCGCGACGCGAAGCACACCTTGGCCGACGCGTCGTCGCGCGCGGGACTCGAAGGCGCGGTCTACGCGGGACTCGAGCGGCTGATCGAGGCGACGGTCGGGCGCGAGTGGCGTCGCGACGACGGCGCGATGGTGCGCATCGATCGATGCCTGATCGACGCGAACTGGGGCTCGTCGACGGATGTCGTCTACCAGTTCTGCCGCCAGTCGAACCATGCCGGGATCGTGATGCCAAGCCACGGCCGGTACGTCGGCGCGTCGAGCATCCCGTTCAGCGAGTACCGCCGGAAGCGCGGTGATCGCGTGGGCCTCAACTGGCGCGTGCCGACGATCACGGGTCGGCGGTCGGTGCGGCACGTCGTCTTCGACACGAACTTCTGGAAGAGCTTCGTCCACGCGCGGCTCGCGGTCCCGATGGGCGATCCCGGATGCCTCTCGCTCCACGGCCGCTCGCCGGGGACACACCGTCTGATCGCCGACCACATGCTCGCCGAATACCGGGTCAAGACGCAGGGTCGCGGTCGCACCGTCGACGAGTGGAAGCTCCGAGTCGACGGGCTCGACAACCACTGGTTCGACTGCGCGGTCGGCGCGTCGGTCGCAGCCTCGATGGAGGGTGCGGTGCTCTTCGGCACCGGGGAGTCGATGGCTGCCAGCCGTCCTCGCATCAAGCTGTCAGCGCTGCGGAGGGGTCGATGAAGCCGAGCGAGCCGAAGCGGCCTGCGAACGACGATCGCGGCATCCGGTGCCCGGCGTGCGGGTGCGGCCACTGGCGGGTCGTCTACACCCGGCCATCGTCTGGCAGCCGACTCGTTCGTCGCCGCGAGTGCCGTCACTGCGGAAAGCGGATCGTCACCTACGAGCGGGCCGCGTGAGTCGCGGCAGCCTCGGGTGAGGTCCGGATGTCCATATGCGTAACGATCTCGATCCCGCGAGCACTCAAGTGCGCAGCCCGGCTTGCGACGGCATAGCTCCCCCATAGCGGCACATCTCGCCGCCATTTGGAGCCGCCGTGGCCGAGGACCTCGAACAGACCATCCGCGACAACGCCTCCGGCCCCGCCAAGGCGTCCAACGAGACCGGCTCGGTCGAGCAGCACCCGCTGCGCGACCAGATCGAGGCCGATCGCTATCTCGCGTCGAAGGACGCTGCGGCGAATCCGCGCAAGGCGCTGCGCTTCACGAAGCTCGTTCCTCCGGGGGCGTGCTGATGGGCCTCCTGTCAACGATCTTCGGGCGACGCCCGGCAGCGACTACGCCCCGACGCACAGGCAGTCGGCGTCCGGTTCTCCGCGCCGGCTTCGATGCTGCGAAGACCACCGACGACAACCGACGCCACTGGGCCGAGGCCGATCACCTCTCCGCCGACGCCGCAGCGACGCCCGAGATCCGGCGCATCCTCCGTGCCCGCGCCCGCTACGAGGCCGCGAACAACTCCTACGCCAAGGGCATCGTCTCGACGCTCGCCAACGACTGCGTCGGCACCGGGCCGCGCCTTCAGGTCCTCACCGACGACCCCGACGCGAACGCCGCCATCGAGGCGGAGTTCGCTGCATGGGCAAAGGCGGTCGACCTTCCCGGCAAGCTTCGCACGATGCGGATGGCGAAGGCCGTCGACGGCGAGGCCTTCGCGCTTCTGACGACCAACCCCGAGATCGCGAGCGCGGTCCTCCTCGACCTGCGCCTCATCGAGGCCGATCAGGTCGCGACGCCGACCATGCGGCTCGCGTCCTTCCTCGGTGATCGCGACGTCGACGGCATCGAGTTCGACTCCTTCGGGAACCCGACCTTCTACCACGTCCTCCGTGCTCATCCGGGCTCCGCGTTCGGCATCCCATCGCTCGAGTACGACCGCGTGCCCGCTGCGGGCATGCTTCACATCCACCGTGTCGAGCGCCCCGGGCAGTCGCGCGGCGTGCCCGAGATCACTCCGGCGCTGCCGCTCTTCGCTCAGCTCCGACGTTTCACGCTCGCGGTGCTCGGAGCTGCCGAGACCGCCGCAGACTTCGCGGGGATCCTCTACACCGACGCACCGGCTGCGGGCGAGGCCGACTCGATCGAGCCGATGGACACGGTCGAGCTTGAGAGCCGCGCCCTCGTCACCATGCCCGCGGGCTGGAAGATGGGCCAGGTCGACGCGAAGCAGCCCTCGACGACTTACGGCGAGTTCAAGCGCGAGATCCTCAACGAGATCGCGCGCTGCCTGAACATGCCGTTCAACGTCGCGGCGGGCAACAGCGCCTCGTACAACTACGCCTCCGGTCGCCTCGACCACCAGACCTACTTCAAGGCGATCCGCGTCGAGCGCAGCGAGTTCGAGTGCCGCGTGCTCGACCGCATCCTGAACGAGTGGCTGCGCGAGGCGACCCGCGCGCTCGGCATTCTTCCCGCCCGTGGGGGGCTGCGCGACGCGATGACCGTGCCACACGCGTGGTTCTGGGATGGCCACGAGCACGTGGATCCCCTGAAGGAAGCCACCGCGCAGTCGACCCGACTCGCATCGCACACGACGACCCTCGCCGCCGAGTACGCCCGTCAGGGACTCGACTGGGAGGACCAGATCCGCCAGCGCGCGAAGGAGATCGAGCTCATGGACGAGCTCGGCCTCATCGCGCCTGCGGTCACCACGAACAACCAGACCGCCGTCATGGAGGACGATGATGCCCCACCGAACACCCCCCAGCGCAACTGAACTCCGCGCCGTGCGGATGAGCGCGCCGATCGAGCGATGGACCGACATCGAGGCCCGAGCGGGCGACAGCGCCGAGGCCAAGTCCCTCCGCCGCTTCGAGATGGTGGCCTACACGGGCACCGCGATGGAGCTTGCGGGCTGGGACGCGCCGGTCGTGATCGACCTGGCTGGACTCGCCATCCGTGGCACCGCGCGGCCGATCCTGAAGGATCACTCGCCGTCGATGATCGTCGGCCACACCGAATCGGTCGGCGTCGAAGCCGGACGGCTTCGCGTTGCGGGTCTCGTCTCCGGTTCCGGCCGCGTCGCGGGCGAGATCGTCGAGTCGAGCAAGAACGGCTTCCCGTGGCAGGCAAGCGTCGGCGCGAAGGCGACTCGCGTCGAGTTCGTGAAGAAGGGCCAGTCCGCCTCGGCGAACGGCCGCATGTTCGAGGGACCGGTGCACGTCGTGCGCGCGTCGACCCTCAGCGAGATCAGTTTCGTGGCCCTCGGCGCGGACGACGACACGTCGGCGCGCGTGGCCGCGATTGCGCCCGCCTCCGGTGGCGATGACAACGAGGACACCATGAGCACCGTCAACGACGACACCACCGACTCGCACGCCATCGCCGATCCGATCGCCGCGATGCGCACGCAAGCAGCAGCCGAGGTCAAGCGGCTCGCGGCGCTTCGAACGATCTGCGCCGGCCACTCCGACATCGAGGCGAAGGCCATCGTCGAGGGCTGGTCGACGGAGAAGGCGGAACTCGCGGTCCTCCGCGCCGCACGCCCCGTGGCCGGTCCCTTCATCAACTCCGGTCGTCCGTCTCCCACCGCGAAGGTGCTCGAAGCTGCCGCCTGCCTTTCGGCCGGCGTCAGCGAGAAGCGTCTCCTCCGCGACTTCGGCGAGCAGACGCTTGATGCCGCGCACTCGATGCGCGCGATCGGCCTCAAGGACCTCGCCGCCAACTGTGCGCGGCTCGAAGGGAAGGACATCCCGCACGTCTTCGGCGACGGCACCGCGACCATCCAGGCGGCGTTCACCACGCTGTCGCTGCCGACGATCCTCGAAGGCACGATGCAGCGGACGATGCTCGAGGCGTACGAAGCCGTGCCGCTCGTCGCATTTGACGTCTGCCGGGTCGGAAGCGTGAAGGACTTCCGCGAGGTGAGCCGCGTGCGACTCCTCGGCGCCGGCCGCTGGGAGCGTGTCGCGCAGGACGGCGAGCTCCAGAACGGCAAGGTCAGCGAGCAGACTTTCAAGAATCAGGCCGAGACGCGTGGTCTCATGATCACGCTCACGCGGCAGGACATCATCAACGACGACCTCGGCGCCTTCCTTGATCTGCCCCGTCAGGTCGGCATGGACGGCGCTGCGACGATCGACGACGAGTTCTTCCGGCTGCTCCTCTCGAATCCTTCGAGCTTCTTCTCGGTCGGCAACAGCAACTTCCTCTCGGGCGCGGACACCGCGTTCGGGGTCGACTCGCTGTCACTCGCACGGGCGACGTTCCAGAAGATCAAGATCGGACCCGGAAGCGAAGCGAAGGACCAGAAGCCGATCAACATCCGCCCGACGCGGCTCCTTGTCCCGGTCGAGGTCGAGACCGACGCGCAGATCCTCCTCGGCTCGTCGCAGATCCAGCTCGACGGCTCGTCGGCAAAGACGAAGCTCCCGGTCGACAACCCGCACCGAGGCAAGTACGGCCTCTCCGTCGCGCCGCATCTGTCGGACACCTTCTACACCGGCAACAGCGCGAAGGCGTGGTACCTCTTCGCCGACCCGAAGCTCGTGGCGGCGTTCGAGATCGTCTTCCTGAACGGGAAGCAGCAGCCGACCATCGAGCGCACGCCGACTCCGGCGAACACGCTCGGGGTCTCGTGGGCCGCGTACATCGACTTCGGCGTGCGGGAGCAAGATCCCCGCGGCGCGATCAAGGTCAAGGGCGAAGCGTAAGCCGTCGCCACTCCGCAACTCCTCACTTCTCCGGAGGCAGCTTTCCCATGCACCCGACAGTCGTCATCAAGCAGACCCCGGTCGGACTCGATGTCCAGATCGACTATCCGGCGCTCCCCGACGGCGGCGAGCGTCCACCGGTCGTCCAGTCGATCGGCCCGCTCGTCCTCTCGAAGTCGGCGCGTTCGAGCGTCCTCAGCGTCGACGCGGAGATCCCGCCCGAGATCCCCGGCGAGATCGCGGTCGAGTCGATGCAGCTCATGGTCGGCCATCCCTGCGACCGGAACCTCGACGGCACGGTTGACGCGGCGGACCTCGGCATGCTGCTGGCGGACTCGGACGTCGACGGCGCGGCCATCGGCCGCCTGCTCGGCGCCTGGAACGAGCGCACCGTACCGACGCTCGTCGCCCGCTCACCATCTGTCCCCAGGATGGGCGGCACCGGCGGCGGCAAGTTCAAGCTCACGGTCACGGGCTCCGACCCGGTGATCGCCGACACCGACGGCTGGGTGTTCGTCACCCACCGGATCACGCTCCCACCGAACACGCCCGCGAAGGTGCGATGGCTCCTTCCGCTTGCGCCCGCCTCTTCCCCCTCGAATCCCGCGATCAAGGAGTCCTGACCCATGGCTCGTCTCGTTCATGAAGGCAACTCGATCGACTACACGCCCGGCAGCGACACCGCCGCAGGTGCGGTCGTCGTCCAAGGCGAACTCGTCGGCGTCACCGCCCGCGACATCAAGGCGAACAAGCTCGGAGCGCTCGCCGTCGCTGGCGTCTTCGAGTTCCCGAAGGCGACAGGCGGCAGCACGGCCATCGCGGCCGGGGCGCTCTGCTACTGGAACGCCGGGGCGTCACAGGCAACGACCACCTCCGCTGGCAACAAGCTCATCGGCAAGTGCGTGAAGGCGGCCGTCGACGCTGACGCGGTCGTCCGCATCCGTCTCTCGCAGTGAGAGTGACCTCTTCATGCCCGACCTCATCGCCAACGGAGCCGCATGGCTCGCCGACCAGCGGAAGGCGCATCTCTCGAAGGAGATCGCCTACGTCACAGTCGCGACCAGCGTCACCGTGCTCGCGACCATCGGGAAGACCGAGTTCGAGGTCGTCGGCGAGGGCGGCGTGATGGAACGCATCGAGTCGCGCGACTTCCTCGTCGCGACTGCTGACCTGATGCAAGCGCCTGAACGCGGCGACCAGATCCGCGAGACGGTCGGCCCGACCGTCTTCGTCTTCGAGGTGATGGCACCCGTCCAGAGTGCTCCCCCGTGGCGATGGGCCGACGCCCAGCGCACCGCCTACCGCATCCACACCCGACTCGTCTCCAAGGAGAACGCATGACCGAAAGCACCTTCATGCTCGAACTGATCAGCTGGTTCCAGCTCATGGCCCTTGTCTGCGGCCTCGTCGCCGTGTTCGCCTATCTCGGCGAGCGGAACGGCCAGATCGACCAGAACGCACGCGCCATCGGCAAGCTGACCTCCGCCGTCGACGACCTCGTCAAGTCCCAGGCGACGATGAACGCGTCCATCACGAGCGAACAGCGTGCCATCGAAGGTGTGATCCGCCGTCTCGACGACGTCGTGCGTCGGCTCGAGGAGAGAGAGGACGCATCGGGGCGCCCAACGCGTCGACGACACGACGACGGTCCGGCGGTCGCATGCGAAGCGGAGGACCGCTGACCATGCCCGCCCGCATCGTCCTCGTCGCCGAGGCAGTGGCTGCCGCGATCAACGCGGCCGCGCTGCCGATTCCCGTCCAGGCGCAGATGAAGTGGATGCCGCTCACGGCCCGCGAGGACATGAGCGTCATCGCGTGCTGGTCGATCCCCGCGAGTGAGACGCCGTCGGCGCTCGGTCGCCAGCGCGGCCAGTACGACTGCGAGATCCTCGTCGCGCTCCAGAAGGCCGCCGAGGACGAACCCGAGATCAGCGCGCTCGCCGAGAACCTTGAGGCGATCGCGACGGCGCTCTTCCAGAAGTCGCTGCCGCTCGTCGTCGAGACCGTGCCGCAGGGCGAGGCCGCGTTCATCTCGATGCGGATCGATCCGATCGTCGACACCGAGCACTGGAACCGGCTCAAGCAGTACACAGGCGTCATCCGTCTCGTCTACCGCGTCTTCGTCGCGACGGGAGGTGGCTGATGGCCGCAGCCCCGATCGCCTTCGAGGTCACCGTCGGCGCGAGCTACGTCCGGCTGTCCGCGACGCGCCTGATTGCCGACGTGACTCTCGTCAACAACACGGCCGCTCGCACGATCTACGTCTCGACCGACAACGGCACGACGCGCGCGTCGCTTCCGACCAACGTGCCCGTGCGCCTCGGCCGCGTCGACCTCAACGCAGTCTGGGTGGCGGCGAACTCCTCCGGCACGCTACTCGCCGTCGTCGGCACCTCCTGACTTCGCACGGACTCGAAAGGACCCCGAAAGGACTCCCTCATGGCCATCCGACTCGGACTCAACGCCAAGCTCTACCGCAACACCGGCACGTATGCCTCGCCGACATGGAACGAGATCGGCAACGTCAAGGACGTGACGCTGAACCTCGAGTCCGCCGAGGCGGACGTCACCGTGCGCGCCAACAACGGCTGGCGGGCGACGGTGCCGACCCTGAAGGACGCCTCGATCGAGTTCGAGATGGTGTGGGACACCGCCGACGAGGACTTCCAGTCGATCCGCGATGCCTACCTCAACGTGACGACGCTCGATGTGCTGGCGCTCGACGGTCCCGTCAGCGGCGCGGGCTCGACCGGCAATCAGGGACTTCGCGCCGTCTGCAACGTCACCGGCTTCTCTCGCTCCGAGCCGCTCGAGGAGGCGCTCAGCGTGAGCGTCACCGTGAAGCCCGCCTACTCGGTCAATCCGCCGACGTGGTTCGTCGTTCCCTAACGCCTCTCAGGAGCCGACCGATGCGCACCTTCAAGGACAACGCGGGCCGCACCTGGACGATCTCGCTCACGGTCGCCGCCGTGAAGCGCGTCCGCGACCTCGCGAAGCTCGATCTCCTCGACCTCGCCAACGGGCGAGTCTTCGAACGGCTCGTGGCCGACCCGGTCACCCTCTGCGACGCGCTCTACGCCGCGTGCAAGCCGCAGGCCGACGCCGAGGGCATCACCGACGAGCAGTTCGGAGAAGCGATGGCGGGCGACGCGATCGAGCACGCCTCGAAGGCGCTCGTCGAGGAGCTCATCCAGTTTTTCCCGAACGCCCGCGAGCGGGCGGCGCTCTCGCGGGTCGTGCAGACGATGGATGCCGCGATGGACCGGGCACGATCGACCGTCGAACGACGGATCGAGAGCGGCGAGATCGAGCGCGCGATCGAGCTGGCGACTGCGGACACGACTCAGGCCACGACGGCTGGATCGTCGTCCATCGGCTCGCCGGAGTTGCCGGTGTCGATCCGAGCGGCCTGACTCTGCGAGAGCTTGACGCGATGGCCGACGGAGCCATGCGCGAGCGATGGTCGCACACGTCCTCGCTGATGGCGCTCCTCGCGAATCTCCAGCGAGACCCGAAGAAGGGCAAGCGCTTCTCGCCGGAGGACTTCGACCCGTTTGCGCGACGACGGAAGAACAGCCAGCCGCCGATCCCGGCGGACATCACGGTCCTGCGGGACGTCTTCTGCGGGCCGACACGAACGACATGAACCACGGGCCGAGGAGGGCCACATGCGACGACGACAGACGACACGTTCGACACACCGGGCACGACTGGCGCTGGCGATCGCCTGCATCGCGACGCTCTCCGTTGCAAATGGCTGCGAGGCCATCCGCGACGGCGTGGCGAAGGTGGTGGGCGCTCCGACGAGCGCGGAGGTCAAGGCCACCGCCGAGCAGCTCGCCAAGGCGGACGAGGAAATCGACAAGCTCGGCGAGCAGCGGCTCGCGGCAGAACGCGCGCAGGCGAAGCTGACTGCGTCGGACGACCGGATCGCGCAGCGCCGTGAGGTGCTCCAGCGCTTGCAGGCCGAGCTCGCGTCGAAGCTCGCGACGTCGCCGCCGGAGGCGCGGCAGATCCTCCTCGCTTCGATCCGCGAAGTCGACGCGCAGCTCGAGGGACTCACGAACGAATCCGCCGGTGTCGCGCGGCTGCTCGCCGAGTATGAGGAGCAGCTCGCGAAGATCGAGGTCGCGTCTGCAAGAGCGAAGCGCGATCTCGCGCAGCACGAGGCGATGCTCGAGGCGTTCGACGAGGCGACGGCCACCGCGGTGAAGCGGACGACCGCAGCGGTGAAGGGAATCGGCGAGCAGGTCGGCAACCTTGGCGTTCCCGGCGCGGGCATGATCGCGAGCCAAGTCTCCGACGTGCTCGGCACCAGCCTCGCGGCCATTCTCGGCGGCGGAGGCGTCGGCACATTGGTCGCGGTCCGCGCGCGGCGAAAGACCCGCGCGATCGAGGACGAGCGCGACGAGGCGGTGGAGCAGCGCGACGGCGCGCGTCGCGTCATCGCCGTGACCGAGCGCTTCGGCATCGAGAACATCGCGAGCGACGCGAACGTCCGCAAGCAGGCCAAGGCCGTGCTCGCCGGTGACGACGTGGCTCGGCGGGAGTTCGCTCTTGCCAAGGCGGAGGCCTGAGGCATGCTCACGATGTCCGTCAGCAGGGCGAAGAACCTCTTCTTCGATCGCGCGTTCGTCATCGAGCGAATCGACGCCGCGAGCAGGAAGGCGCTGTCGCGCGGCGGCGCGCTCGTCATGCGTTCGGCGCGGAAGTCGATCAAGGACGGCATCGTCCTCGCGCGAGGCCGGGTGAAGGAAGGCGAGCAACGGAAGGTGGTCGAGCGGCGGACGTCACAGCCGGGCGCTCCACCGTTCTCGCAGACCGGGCTTCTCCGCGACAACATCCTCTTCGCGTTCGACCCGGCGAGCCGGAGTGTCGTCGTCGGTCCCGCCCGGCTCGGGCGCAGCTCTGGCGCGCCTGAGACGCTGGAGTTCGGCGGGACGACCGTGGTGGAACGACGGCGCGATGGCCGACGTGAGAAGGCGACCGTCCGCATCGCCGCGCGGCCCTACATGGCACCCGCCCTCGCTCGCGAGGCGTCGAAGCTCCCGGAGCAGCTCCGCAACTCTGTCGTGAGGAGGAGTTAGTTCGTGGCCAAGGGCTCAGCATCCGGCATCAAGGCGGGACGAGCGTATGTCGAACTCGGCGTCGACGACCGCTTCACGAAGGCGCTTCGCGCCGCGCAGGCTCGGTTGCAGGCCTTCGGCAACGCCGTCCGGAACATCGGACTCGGACTGACCGCTGTCGCTGCCGCCGCGAGCGCGCCCTTCATCGCGTCCGTGAAGCTCTTCAGCGACTTCGGCTCGGCCATCGACGACGCTGCGAACCGCGCCGGCCTCAGCGCCGAGGCGATGAGTGAGCTCGGCTTCGCGGCGGAACAGTCGGGCACCACGGTCGAGTCGCTCGAGAAGGGCCTTCGCGTCATGCAGCGGACGCTCGTGAACGCAGCCGAACGTGGCGGTGAGGCGGCAGCGGCCATCTCGGGACTCGGCCTCTCGGTCGAGGCGCTCCGTGCGCTCTCGCCCGACGGGCAGTTCGCAGCGATCGCCGATCGCATCGGAGCAATCGCCGATCCCGCCGAGCGGGCCACCGTTGCGATGCGCATCTTCGGGCGCGCAGGTGCCGAACTCGTTCCGCTTCTCGCGGAGGGTGCCTCCGGCATTGCGACGCTTCGGAAGCAGGCCCGCGACTTCGGCATCTCCGTCTCCGGCCAGGACGCCAAGGCCGCCGGGCTCCTGAACGACACGTTGAACCTCCTGTCGCGAGCCGCGAAGGGTGCGTCGCTCCAGATCGGAGCGGCCCTCGCACCTGCGGTGACCGACCTCGCCGAACGCACGGCGCGGATCATCGCGGCGACGACGGAGTGGCTTCGAGCGAACCGCGACGCCGTGGTGTGGATCGCCAAGACCGTCGTCATCGTCGGAGCTGCGGGCATCGCTCTCGTCGGACTCGGGCTCACGATCTCGCTTCTCGGCACCGCCCTCGGCGGGATCGCGACCGCGTTCGCGCTGGCGGTCAAGGCGGTGCTCGCGATCAAGATCGCCTTCCTCGCACTCGTAAGCCCCATCGGGATCGTGGCTCTGGCTCTCGCCGGAGGGATCGCCGCCATCCTCTACTACACCGGTGCGGGCGGCGCGGCCCTCCAGTGGCTGCGAGAACGCTTCGGCGAGCTGCAGGAGCGAGCGACGGCCGTGCTCGGAGCGATCGGCGACGCGCTCGCCGCTGGTGACCTCACGCTGGCCGCACGTGTCGCATGGCTGGCCATCAAGGCCGAATGGGTCCGGGGCACGAACTTCCTGCAGGACCGCTGGGCCGAGTTCAAGGCGTGGTTCCTGAACGCCTGGCTTGAGACCGTCGGCGGCGTCGAGATCTTCGCCGCCGAGATCTGGCACTCCTTCGAGGTGGCCGCCGCCGAGGCGTTCGCGTTCGTGTCCCGCGCCTGGAGCACGACGACGAGCTTCTTCCGCTCCGCATGGGAGTCGGTCACCGGCTTCATCGCCGACGGCATTCTCGAGGTGATGGGACTCTTCGACGAGTCGCTCGACGTCGACGCGGC